CTTTCTCCTGTAGCTCTTGGGCCTTGTGTACTAGGTTTTCCACTTTTCGTCCTCCATTTTTGTTTAGTCCATGATTTCAAACTTCTCTGTGATTTAGCTAGTGCCATAATTAAGCCTTCTTTCTTTTCTCAGTTATTTTTTTCATAGCATTGATATACTTACGAAACTCTATAGCTGAACTTTTTTTCCCTGCAACTTTAGCTCGTTGTTCCATAGCTATTGCTGCTTGTATACGATGTGCATGTGGTTTCCCACTCTTCTTAATTATTAGCACACTTCTCTTTGCATCTGCTTGTGTAGCAAACTTTAGTCCCTTTATCGTACCCTTTGGATTCTCGTCTGTGTATAGGTCAGAATGTTTTTTAGATTTTGCAGGTTGTCCTGGTTTTCTGGGTATTCTAGGTATAGACATTAACCCCTGTATCCCCCACCTGCTTTTTTGTAGGCTTGTGCAACCATCTGGGCTTTTCTCGCAGACCATTGTCCAGGTGCTCCACCTTTTCCACCTGCCTTGATGCGGTTGAAGATACGTTTGCGTAACGCAGGTTTGGTGTAGTTACCAGCTGCATTTACTGTGCTCTTCTTTTTTTGCATAGCCATAATTAATCATCTCCTCGACTCATTATCCAATACATAAGTCCTACAGAACCTACAATAAATAAAAATAAAATTAAATCCATCATTCACCTTGTTGGGTCAAAAAATTCTTCAGTTGATAAAGTTAATGTAAAATTACCAGTAGCTGACGTTCCTGCAAATCCTGCTAACTGATCTCCACTTTGTAATGCCAAAGGATCTCCATCAAACAAATTAGTTACAGTGCTAGAATTCATTCTTAACCCTGTAACTATTGTATTATAAGCTGATGCAGAACTATCAAACAACTGCACAGATATTTGTTTATTCTCTAAATCACCTGCACTAATTAAAAATGTTTTTACAACAGATGTAAAATTAGTAGGGCAAGTATACAATAAAGTTGCATTAGCTGTATTATCTGTAGAAGTTACATTTACAGTTTCTGTTACAAATTTACTAGCACTGTTGTTAATTATTGGCATATTTATTTAAACTTCTTTTCAATTTGAATACCTGCCCCTGTTATTTTTCCTTGTAAAGCATTTCCTGTTAAATGTCCTCTTACAAAGGTATTCTTGCCTAAATTTTTTTCAAAGGCTAATTTATTCACTCCCACATTTATTTTTGTAGAACGTCCTCTAGGTTTATATGCTGAAAAATTAGCTTGTCCAGTTATTGTGGTGTTGTCTCCAATTCTTTTATTGACAGTAATATTGCCACCACCTCCGATTCCTCTTCTATTACCACTTCCACCTCCTACAATTTTAAAATCTAAATTGTTTAGTTTTTTAACTTTAAACTTAGAATCGTTTTCCATTATGTTTTCCTTCTAGTTTTAGGCTTCACTCTGCCTACTGCAACTAATATGGCTACTTTTTCTTTAGGACTTTTTTTTTAGATACTCCACCTCTTTTCATCATAGTAGGAGCTTTTGTACCTGTCATAGTCTTTTTTGTTTTTGGAGTCATACCACCTGCCATTGAAGCACCTCCCATAGCATAAGACTTCTTCTTCATGGCTCCACCTCCTGCCATCATCTTTTTCTTCATAGAAGCACCACCACCTGCCATCATCTTCTTCTTCATAGATGCTCCACCTTTAGCCATTTTACCTACACCATCTACGGCAAAAGCAGGTACTTTCTTTCCTGTCTTAGGGTCTGTAGCCATAGGCATTTTACCCCCTCTAGACATCATCTTTTTTTTCATTGTGCCACCACCTGCCATCATTTTTTTCTTCATGGAAGCACCACCATTAGCATAGCCTTTCTTCATCATTTTTCTATTCCTTGTATAAGTTGTTAAATGTAACTTCAGGATCTGTATAACTATCATCCTGTTCTGCACAGTGTATATATTGGCTAGGTCTAAAGTCTGGAGCACCTTCACCAGTTATCCAATATGCAGGGCTAGTAACTCTCACTCTGTTGTTTGGCAATGCTACAACATTACCTTTCCATTGTCCCTCAGTTAGTATCATCACATGAGATTGCTTATGTTGGGCAGGATCATCTGCCACTTCACTTTCTGTATAATCCACTGTGAATAAATATCGTGATTTGTAAAAGTCACCGTCTATCTTACATATCCACGGACTAGGATTACATCTCGCATATCGGATAATACTGTGATGATGGCTAGGTACATCCCAAGGTTGTGCTAAATGAGTAGGCATTCTTTCAGGCCACTCTTCTAATTCTATGTCACCTACTAAAGCAGGTAGTGGCATTCTTGCCCACATAGCCCCACCATGCACATTTTCCTGTGAACCATCATCAGCTTCACACCCTGTAAATATCATTTGAAAACTAAGACATCTATCTGGCATTGTTGTTACAGCTATTGCCATAGCATGTACAAACTCCCCATGATAATCCTGATGCCCATTCGTAAACTCTTTTCTTACCCAACATTTGAAGAAGGGTATGTTACTCGTTAAATATGCCACTTTTTTTTACCCTAATTTACGTTTCTGTGATTTCGGTGGGTCTTTCTTTGAACCACTTGGCCCTGACCACAACACCTTATTTGCCCACCAAGCTGCACTGGTTGGCCCTCTTGCTATATTCTTAGCATGTCTTGCTTTGAAACTGGCCCTAGCTTCTTTACTATAATTATGACCCATAGAAGCATCACCAAAATGGATTAGCTTATATTTGTCTCCGTCTTTTACTACGACCATCTTTTTCTTACCAGGTTTCGTAGAGTTCTTCACTTGCCTAGTAGCAGTAAAGCCCATCTTCTTGTATCTTTCTGGTAAGGCCATTATTTACCTTTTCTACTTAAAATCTTTGTCATACGTTTGTCTGTTTTGACTTCATCTAAAAGTTGTTCTCTTAATAATTCAGCATTATATTCATCTACTTCAGCATCTTGCATTTTTTTATAATCTGCTTCTGTCATTGGTTCTGCATAATCAACTTCTTTATTTTCTGTTTTCTTTGTTTTTTTTGATTTTTTCTTTTTAAAATACTTTGAAGCCATAGACAGACCTTTTACAGCTGCCCGACCTGTTAAAAATGGTAGTGCCATATTATTTACTCCATCCTTCTGCTTTCATAGCAGATTCAATTTGTTGTAACGGATACCTTATTCCTGTACGACTTTCAATAGCCGACCGTACATAGAATACATCACTATGAGGAATATGCAAGCCATCCAGAGCATTGTTTTGGATAGCACGATAGAAATCCTCTAGTACAGAATTGTCATTTAGGTATACTTTTTTTTTCTTTTTAGTCAAGTTTTCCAAAACTAACCAAGCTAAAACTTGATAGTACAAATAAATTAGTAAGGGAGTTTCACTGACAGTGTCACACTATAAGTGTTTATAGTACAACAGGGATCTGAGTTTGATATTGTTGGGTTGCTACACTATAAGTGTTTTTTATATTATAAGTGATATTACACTTTAAATATATCACTATAAGTGTGTCACCCACGGCTCTTAGCCTATGGTATACCGAAAATTCTAAAGTTGTCAAGCCCCCAAGCTAAAATAATTCCATATATAACAGTAATAGTTTACAGCCTGTGGATAACTTCTAAAAATCCTGATCTGTGTAAGAGTGTGTATTCATATACGTTAGGGGGTGGCACGGCCCTCGTAGCCCCTCTGCTCCTCTTTTTTAGAATGTCACGTCGCCAGGCCAGGAAATAAAATAGTTTTTCCTTATGATTCAACACGTTACAAGCTTATAATAATTCCTGATACTGATTAGCTATCAGTAAAGCTTTTAATCCTGGCCTTC